CCAACCCTTAATTGTATATTGGTATATACTACCGTCCTCATCTTGTCTAATCTCGCCTAACTTTGGCAAGTCCTCAACCTGTGCAACTTCATCAATTAAATACGCGCTGATCAATTCAGCCTGATTATCTGCCTTAGGCCATTGACAAATCTCTTTAGCCATAAACAAAAGTTTATCAGTGGTAAACATTTCTTTACTTGTTACCGCTGCTAAATAATTGGCATGAACCGCTAAACAGTCGGCCAACTCTTGTTCAAACTTAATATAAAATTTGTCTAGATGTTCTTTCATTGAAACAGCATCTTTTTTGCTGGCTGTATCGTGGCTTCTCTGTTCTTTCCTGGTCAGTCTTGATAAACTGTTAATCATGCAAGGCATATAAGCTATCAACGCTGCTTGTTCTGTAATGCCGTTACTTTCCTGCACTTGCTCTGCCTCTTCTTCCGGTTCTTCTTCTGTTTCCGGTTCCGGCGGCATTGGCTCCGGTTCTGGTTGCGGTTCTGGCTCTTCAAGATCTTTTTTCTTTTGTTCGTTTTCAAGTTCTTTAGCTTCAAGGTTTAAATCAACCGGCGCCAAGTTAAGAGGAATATAATACTTATCGCCATTATCCGGAGAAGGTAAGCCCTCAATATTAGCAATCGTTGCAGCGCTAACCGCACCCATTGCAAACATCTCTTTGTAGTATGCAGTTCTTGCCTGCATATCACCGCGGGCCAAATTCTTCTCATCAATGTCAAAATAAGTATTATTAGTTCTCTCAAATCTAAACTTGAGTTGTGTTTCAATGCGCGCAATCCACGGTGTCAAAGTATCTGTGATATAATTTAAATCATTCTGCTCCAGGTTTGCAAACTTGGCTTGAGTCATATCCATTAGCTTATGTGGTGGTATTCTAAACCAGCGCGCTATCTCTTCAACTTGGAACTTCCTTGTGCTGAGTAGCTCCGCGTCAGTTGATGCCATCTGGATACGGTTAAATTTAAAACCGCGGTCAAGTATTGCCATCTCTGCGGCTTTGTTCGGTCCGCTAAATCTTTTCTTCCAGAACCCGCGAATCTCTTCTTTGTGTTCTGCGGTTAAAGCTTTATCTGTCTCAAGCGTGGCACCTATTGATAGATTATTACCAAAGAATGAACCCGTAAAATTTTGTGCTGCAATTGTAATGCCTAAACTTTGCGCGGCTATCTCGCCAATACTATAACCGACATCCTCATTCCCTGGCCCGCGTAAGTGAAACATTTCGTCAGGTGTTAATACTTTTGTTTTTGCATTATGCCCAACCTGACCGGATAGTGTGATTTTATAATGCAGTGCATCGCCTGGCGTTGGTCTAAATGGCGTTACTCTACTTGGATGAATTGGATAAAATCTGACCGCTGTTTTTGTTGCGTTATATATTACTTCACTGTATGCATTGCCGTAAGTTAACAACCACTGGACCCATAATTGCCGGCCCGTCATCGCGTCCATCTGCTCATTAAAGCCATATTGTAAAGCTTTCAGAATTGGGTTAGTTTCAATATTTTTTTTGGTGCCGTCTTTTTGTAAAGTATGAGCTTTAATAGGTAGCTTTGCAACGTCTTCTGATATGGCACGAACTGCCAACCAATACGGCGAAGCCTGAAAAGACATCTCAGAAGAAACTAAAATATTAGAGTTTGAAGGGTTTAAAAAGCGGGATGTTAATTGACTAAAAAGGTTATTTACACCCGTAACAGAGCCGCCGTTTTGAAAAGAAGTATGAGTTTGCTGTACGCGCTCACGCTTAAATAGGTCAAATATTCCCATCTTTATGGATCCATAATATTGTTTATGTATAAGCTTATATTATAAGTATTAACATAATTTACTTAGTTTTCAATTATTTCTGAAAATTAAAATATAAAAAAAAGTTGAATTATTTTTAAAACAGCTCTTGCAAGTACGCTAACTGCGTAGTATTATATAAGTATTGAAAGCAACGGCAAAGGGGCCGAAGCAAAACAAAGATCATTAAAAAAGGAAAAGCAAGATGACACTAGAACTTAGCAACGAAGAAATTGAAGCAAGAGTAAAAACTCAAATTCTCAACGCGGATCTTAAAAGCATCTGCCTAATGATTAAAGCTTACCGCAAAACTGGAGCTAAAATTTTAGGACAGAGAATTTACAGACTAGTTCAAGGGAAGAAATTTGATTACACCTTCGCTGAGTATATCTACCGCAACACAAAAATTATGGTAGAAGTTCAATAACCACCCACGCCGGCCACTGAGCCGGCTTTTTTTTGCCTATAAAAAACTATAATTCTCACTCTGTAACAACCCGTCAAAGTCATCACCAATATTCTTCAACACTAAGAAATGCGCCATACTGAACGCCGCAACCATATCCACTTTTGCCAGTGTCGCATCATTACCGGTTGGCTTGACTAATTGTATTAAACCCTGTGCATTTTCTTTACTCGTTGCGTTACCTATTTGCCAGGATGCGCAACTATTACCATCATGCCGGAACTTATCATTTGTAATACTAACCGCTATATCTTTAAGCGGTTCAGATAAATACCGCGGTGATTGGTTTATCTCGATCATTGGCAAACTATGTTCATTATATAAGACCTGAACCAGTTCTGTACTAAAACGCGGATCATAGCCAAACTCTATAACGTCATACTGTGCACAGATTCGTACTATATCTTCACGCACTGTTTTAAAATCTATAGCGTTGCCCTGTGTTACTATGATTTCGTTGTTATCAATCCAGCCTCTTGACTTATAAAAATTAATCTTTGGATGGCCTTCCGGAATCCACATAAATGATTTTATATAATACTTGTCATTGTATGGGAACTCTAACACCATCGCGCACAGGTCATTCTTAAAACCTAAGTCTAAACCAGCGTAACAGCTCCGGCCTTTCAAGTCTGTATTATCTTGGTCCTCGCTATCTTTCCAGCGCATAAAGTCTAAAAACTTAGTCTCACTCTGCGTTTGTACGTTCATATATAAGCGCTTAAAACTGTTCTGATAATCGGGCTCTTGCAGTGCGCGCTTAACTTCTAACTCGTAAAATTCTACAGGAATACTTTTACCAAGTTGAGGATTCGCCTTCGCCCACATCTTAGGGTCAGTCCAGTCATCGTTCCCATCCAAATAATAAAGAACTGGCAAGAAAGTAGGATCATCTGCGGTGTTATCACATACCTTTTGCGCTTTTAATAGCTTCCGATTACATATTGAATCGCGTGAAAAATCGGCCGTTGTAATAATTAAATTTAATGGACTTTTCCGCATCCCCATTGATGTTACAATAGCTTCATATAGTGCGGCGCCTTGCTTTTGTTTCCAACTGTGTATTTCATCCATAATAGACAATGAAACATTTAAACCGTGGTTTCTCTCGCCGTCTGCCGTTAGTGGGATATAAGTATTCAATTCATTCTGACTGATAATCTTTCTAGGATTACCAAGCACTTTGAATTTACAGTTTGGGTTTTTATTCTCTGGACTATTTAATGGACTACTTTGCTCTTTTAAACTGGCTCTAATTGGTTGATATATGAGCGCTGCCTGATCACTGGAGCCAGCCACACTTACAACCTGCTTGCCTTTTTCCGCATCGAGAACCAGATAAGCAATAACAAGAGCACTACATAGCATAGATTTTCCGTTTTTGCGAGGGACATAAATAAACGCTTCTCTGTAGCGCCTTTTATTAGTCTTTTTATACTTCAGTCCAAATATAGCCGCAATAATATCACGCTGCCACTTTTCAAGTTTTAAGGTGGTCCCTGTTAAGTCGCCTTTTACATGGAATACACAGCTTTCAATTATCGCAACATAGCGCAGAAACTCCGCCTCATCAAAGTAATAATCTGCGGCGTCCTCGCTGTTACCTGGATGATATCCGCGGGGAAAGTCAAAATCATATCCGTAATCGTAGGGCATTAAGCACCGTTTATTTATTTATTCTAACCTTTAAGCGCTCAATATAGCAATCATTTGTTTTTACCTCGTTGATTCGGTCTATCCATGTCTCTCCTAAATGGTCCATAGATAATGATATTTCGCGGACTCCAGTTATATACTCGCCGTCAATTGTTACTTTGCCGTTTCTGATTAATAACTCATCGCAATAAATCACCCGTATGCTATCAATGCGCAGTTTCTCAAAATGATTCTCAAGACGCAGATCTATATATTCTTTCAATAGTTCTATATGTGCTGATTCCATACTATGCCCCATTAATTATATCTAAAGTTTTCGCGCTGTGACTATTTCCATGACCTGAACCAGGCTGAATATTAAAACCTAATTTATGTCTACTCTCTGGAGTTAATCCAGCATCTGATAAAAGCTTCAATAGATCGCGCCGTGTTGCTCTAAGCTCTGCAAGTAAATGATGTGGTTTATCCTCACCGAATCTGCCCTGCTCAGTATATAGCCCGTTGATCTTCTCGGTCATGCCTGTGTAAATCTTCCAGGTGTCGCGGGCTAACTGAGTAAAAAAAGCGTCAGCCGGTGTTATAGTGCCGCTTTCCTGCATTACTCTAATCAGATCAGCCTCAAATTTGTCAGCGCGTTTATCGAGGTCGCTGGTATTAGGAATCAGTAAAGCGCCGCCGGATGTTAGTTCATCCTTTAGCGCTTCCTGACCGTCTTCATCTTTCTTGCCCATAAGATGAAAACTACCCTATATGATAACACAGAGCATGAGCTCCGGATTTCATCCCCACCAACTCGCGCGCCTCATTTGCACGCGTATAACTCAAGCAATCTTCACTCGACTTAATAACTTTTGCACGTCCTTTGCATTTTACCTGGACAGTGTAACCCTTGGCCAGCATATCATCACACAGCTTTACAATGGTCTTTTCTCTGTCGGTCAGCTCTGGCTTTTTCGGCTCTACTTTCTTAACCGGTGCCTTTTTCGGTTCTGTCTTCTTTGCAACTGTCTTTTTTGCTGCTGGCTTACGTGTCTTTTTAACTGTTTTTTTATCTGTCATC